TTACTTCTAGTTACATCACCTACTTCGTAGTTTCTTCTAATTGATAATACTTCACGAGATGCTTCTTCAACTGTCACGATGTAAGGCAGCTTGATCCCTGTCGCTTGTCCCTGGGTATCTGTATCTTCAAACCCTTCAATATCTAAATTAACATGACACTCCAAGAGAGTGAACATTGGTTGGTTTCTGCCTTTGGCCATTCCATCTAGTTCACGCTCTTTTCTTTGTGCATCTGTCTCGTTGTCTTGCCCTGGGATTAATTCAACGTCTCTATAGAATCCAGCGACTTGCTGCTTTCTAAGTTCGTTCTCAGACATCTTGACAACGTGTATAATTGTTTCCGCATCGTCTAATGAGGTAGCTGTATACGGAACAACTAAATCGTCCGCAGGAACAAATTTAGAAACTGTTCGCTGCATCATTTCATCGTAGTAAACTTTTTTAAATGTAGAACCTGTTAGTGGTAAATAAAATAACATTTGATCAAACTCAGACTCATACTCTTTCATCTCTGACATAATTTGATAATTCATAAATTCTTTAACACGTAAAGATTGTTGTTCCTTATCTGGTGTTGGTGTTCCAATAATTTGTGTTCTAACTGGACCTTGTGATGGTAATAATTCTTTGTAAGCTAACGCTTGAAACTGTGTGACTGCTTCTGCTAAAACTGGATGCGTTGCACCTGATGCACCTTTGAACGGTTCTGATTTTTCTTCGTACTTAAATCCTAAAAGTTCTAAACCGTTTGTGTAAGAACTTTCCCAATCTTTTCTTCCTGATTTATAATCAACATAGTTGTCGTATAACTCATTACCGATTGGTGATAAAACTTCGTCTGGTAATAGTTCTGCAAGATTTGCAAAATGATCTTGTCCTTGTTCTTGGCTCCCAACATTAGGATCAAAGTCTATATCAACACTGCCATCTTCGTTTGGTTTTATATTAATGGGTGTGTCCGGTTCTTGTTGCTCTTTTTCTACTTCTACTGCAATTTCGTCGGGACTAGGTATCTCTATTGTCTGCTTTACGTTTGGTAAAGACTTGTCTATTTCTGCCATTTATTTTCTCCAGTTTCACTGTCTTAACAGTATTATATTCAATATTCAAGCCTTGTGGTGTAGGGCCTGATTTAGGAGGTGCTCCTGTTGATAGTTTCTTGTATTTGCTAGGGTGTTTAAATGTAAATGTCATAAGTTTAGTAGCTCCACTATGCCTCCGTCTGCTTTTTTAGTTGTTTTTTTTAAAGAACCTCTTTCAGCACCTTTTAACAAATTACCTTTTATATCATAAAAGTTCATTTTATCTGGCTCTAAATAACCTCCATCAACTACAATTTCTTTTTCATTTGATTTACCACGCATTAAAAGTGATTCAACATCAATAGGTGCTTCAATTAAAACTAAATCTTCTCTAGGGCTTCCATCTTGATTTGTAAAATAATCACTCCATAAATATTGAAAACCTAACGCTGTTTTTTTATCTAAAGAAAAACTTTTAATACCAAATTCATCTGTATCAATTCCAGAAAAATATTTATCCATTTCATCTTTTCTTGTAAGTCTATAACCTTTTAGTTCTTTACCTAATGTATCCATTGTGTATTCAACTAATTTATCTCTGTATTCATCATAATACTCAGGAGCGTTAAATTCTCCATATCTATACATGCCCCCTCCCACCATAACCTTCGCTGCATCTGCATTACCTAGATCTCCAACTCCTCCTTGATACTCATCTTCAAAAAATTCATGTAAAGGTCTTGTTTGTCCATATTGTTGAAAAACATTTTCTTCATATGAATAAGGAACATCGTTAGGTTCTCTATTTAAAATAAAATTTTTTATATTTTTATCAGAGCCATACCACTCATTGTCATATAACTCTTCAATACCATCAAAGTAATCAAATATTTTTTTATCTTCAACAGCCACGTCCATTTGTTTTTCAATTATTTCTTTACCCTCCTCTACTCTTTTTGTTGATTTGGGTAATGGCCCTGGAGGGTTATTTTCACCTATACCTTTTTTTGCAAATATAATTGGAAGTTGTTCAGGAATTTCTGATCCACCGGTTGTTAATGGTACATCTGGTTTTTCTCCTTCTCCAAAACCAGGTAGTCTTGGTAAAAGTTCTTCTTCAGGTAAAGGCAATGTTTCTGTTAAATCTATTTTAGGTGGTTTAGTTTCTCCTGGTTTTAAGTTTTTTTCTATATCTTGTCTCACCTTTTCCATTTCATCTGCATCAGGTGCAATGACTCCTGGTACTCTAAGGCCCATAGCAAATGCTAGTCCTTTAAACTGAGGCGTGTTTATTATCTCTGGATTTTCTTGTATTTTTTTTGTGATTGCATTTGATATTTCAAGAACATTTTTACCTGTTGTATTAATACCTATAGCAGTGCCTAAAGCAACTGCGCCCACGTATGGTATGGCTGCCAATCCTTGAATCATTATATATCTCTACTTCTTCCTGGTAAAGGCTTATCAATTAAACCGCCCATGGCTTTTTTTTCAAAGATGTTTAAATCTAAAACTAAATTTTTTTGAACGGCTACTCTACCGTTTGGTCTTCTAATTTTTTTACCTTTAAATTTTTTTGTATCTTTTGTAGTAGTTGTTCTAAAACCTCTATTTTTCAGAGCTTGTAATGCACCTTCACTAGTTAAATCTTCTGCAACTATAAATCTTTTATTTTTTTTCTTTGCTAATTCTATAATTTCATTAAATAATTTATCACTTGCCTTTGTAAAAATACTGCCTGCTTCTGTAATTACTATAGAATCTTTAACATATACATCACTAAAATTTAAATCAGTTCCAGGTATACTTATTTTTGCACCTGCTACGGGTAATCCATCTTCATCTACAATAAGTATGGAATCTTTAGTAAATTCATCATTAGTCGCCCCAATAACATCATAAGCAACTGATGTTATATATTCTAACCCACTTAATCTTTTATTATATGTACGTTCTAAATAATCTTTTCTGATTGGGTTAACGGTTTCTGGTGTTTCACCTTCTGGATAAGAACTAAGCTTATATTTATCATCTAATTTTTTAAATAATTCTGTTTGCATAAAATTTTTTGTAGAAGCTGGCATTTTAGGAAAAGGACCTCGCAAATTTTCTAAGTGACCCTCAATACCCCCTCTTATTGAAAGTAATTTATTCATTAATTCATTATCTAAAAAATTTTGAGCTGTTAAAGAAGTGGGTAATTCAACGCCTGAATCATCTTTCTCTTTTACTTTTTTCTCAACTTCTCTTATTGCAAGATTTGTTAAAACCTCTTCTCCAATATCTGGACCTTTAGGTGGTTCTTGTTGCGGTGGCTTTTCTTCTTCAATAGGACTTGGAGGATTGTTATCTCCAATACCTCTTTTCTTAAACATAGTTGCAATACCTTGAGCAGGCATTATTGTCGTTAGAAGTTTTTGAGCTTGTTCAGGGTTTTCTTGAATATATTTATTTACTTCGTCAGTAACTTTTCCCATACCTAGAGTAGCAACAGAAAGACCTAAAGCCTCTGCGATTGGAAGAACAAAAGGTGCTGCTTGAATCATAGTAAACTAATTATCCCACCATCGGCTTTACTCTGCTCTTCTCTTAATTCTGCTAAAGCTAGAAGTATTGCAGACAACTCAGACATACTACCACCTAACTCACGTACACGTTCTTCAATTCTTTTTTTAACTTCTGGGCTTTTGTTTTTTGTGTATGAATCTAGTAATGCCGACATATGTTACCAATAGTATTTATATTTTCTTTTAGGTAGTTCTTCATCCCGATAGTCTTCTGGATGAGTTATCAAACCACCCTGCCTAAATCTCATGATTGCTTGTGTCGTGCTATCAACCAAGTCATCATGATCTCCATATGGAAACGCCGCACATTCTTCAACAACCTCTTGTGCAAACTGTTTATCCAAAGGAGCCCATATCATACCAGATTCAAACAGCGGTGCAACAGAATTAACACGCGTATGCTTATCTTTACCTTTTGACGGTGTGAAGTTTACAACAGGTATACCCATGTTTCTAAGTTCGTATGTCAAAGGCAAACCCGATGCTTTGGCCTCAACTAAAACAGTTTCAGGTTCCCAGTAATCATATTGCTCTTTTGCAAGTCTACGTAGTTCTGGAAACTCTAACCTTTCTTTTATAGCATCGAGTAAAATTAATCGTGGTGGACTATCTTCGTTTTCTCTAAAGATTCCCCATGTCGTTATCGCACTGTAGTCTGCAGATTCTTTTTTCATAAACGCGGTATCGTAAGATTGTATGACATGATCTAAAGTTGGAATATGGTCCTTGTCCCAGTCTCGCCACCACTCTCGTTTTAAGATTGCACCTTCCTCACTAGTTGGATTTTGCATCCACTGTGCATTCCATTTGCCGAGTGATAATGATGCCTTCACTGATTCCAGTTCGTCGATCTTCCA